TTCACAACCTGCCAAGACAGGTTGCCGCCGCCGATGTACGTGCTGGCGTTGACGGTGACGAGGTCGACGTTCATGTCGAGGGTGCCGCCCTCGGTCTTCTCCGTCGACTGCAGCTCGACGGTCGGCCGTCCGCCCGCCGGGATGCGCGGGTAGGTCAGGACGCCCTTCTCGAGCGTGACCCGCCTGCCAGCCGAGACGACGGTGGGACGGGACTTGTCGATGACGTCCATGATCTGCGCGATGTGCTGCGCCGGCAGCAGGCCGGCGACGTCGCCGGACAGGGTGTGCTCCGGCGCGCGGAGCAGCCGCTCACGGGCGGCCATGACCGCTTCCTGACCACCGGCGAGGGTGGCGACCGACGGCCACTTCGTGATCAGTTGGTCGCGGGCGTAGACGGCGAACGTCCGGTACTTCGTCTCGCCGTTCACGACGTTGACGCCGTCGATCCGTCCGGCCATGTGCGACCGGACGCTCTGGGACGACTGCCGGGACCGCTCCTCACGCTCGAGGTCGGCGCCCAGCTCCTTGATTTCCTCGTCGTACTTCTCCATCCGCTCCCGATAACCGACGAGCGTCTGCTCCTCGATGTCGGTGGGGGTCTTGTCGTCGCGGGACTCCAACCCGGCGATCAGGTCTTCGTACAGCCTGGTCGTGGTCGCCCGCTCGTCAAGGATCCGCTCGACGCGAACCTTGGTTGGGCTGTCCATGATCTGTGTGCCTCCGCTCTGGAAGATGTTGGTGTTCTCGTCTTCCGGCGGGTGTCGCTTGCGGAGGTGCCGCCCGTAGGCGGGGTGTCCGGCGGGGTGCGCCGAGAGGCCGAGTCTAGCGACCTACGTGGATGCCGTTCCTTGCTCGAATATCTGGTGCCGTCTGAGGTCGGCCGGGACACGGACGCCGAGCCGCTGTAGCCGGGCGATCATCTCGTCCGCGAGTGGCGTCAGCGGCTCGATCGTCCCGACCTCGTCCTCGTCGTCGTCGTCTTCGGGTTGCTCGCGGACGGCGAGGACCGCCGCCGACGGGTACGACCCCTGAGGGACGAGCCCGACGCCGACCAGCCTTGCCGACACCCGCTGCACGACCCCGTTGACGATCCGGTCCTTCAACGGCTGGAACTCGACCGAGAGTTTGTCGAGGACGCCGGCCTCGAGGAGCGCCAATGCCTTGTCACCGTCGGGGCCGTCGAGGACGCGGAGCTCGCCGTGCAGCCCATCCGCGCGGTCCTCGATGCTCCGCGCGTACCCGATCTGGTCCTCCAGCCCTTGCCGGTGCCGAAAGTTCAGGAACGCCTTGATCCGGTGCGCCGCCCGCATCTGCGCCTTGAACGCGCCCGGCAGGAACATCTCCTCGTAGGGTGCGCCGCCGTCGCTGACGGTCGCGATCTCGTTGTACGGGACGAGCCTGGAGATCAGGGTGCGCCCGTCACCCTCGGCCTCGAGGTCGACGCTGACCTCCCTGACCAGGGTTGTCTGTTCGTCGTCCATTCGATCATCCCTTTCCGTCATTGGGCGCTCGCCCCGGTTGGGCGGAGCGCCTGCACGTTGCTGCCGTTGTCGGCCTGGCTGTTCGCTGACGCGGTCGGCGGGGTCAACATGTCCTTCAACGCGTCCTCCTCCGACTGCGGCGGCATCCGGAGCACGCTGGCCCGGAACTCGTTGGTCGTGCCACCGCCGAACGCGATGATCTTCTCCCACGCCAACACCTGCTCACCGAAGTCCGGGGCGAGCACGTTCAGCGGGTCGAACTCGACCCACTGGCCGCGCGGCAGCATCGACGCCGTCATCGACCGGCTGATCCTGATCGCCGCCGGGCGGAGCTCGGTGCGCCACCACGTCTCGAACAGCATCGCCGGGTTCTGATAGGTCAGCCCGCCTTCGAGCGGCAGGTTCAAGAGGAACGGAGGAACCCCGAACGCCGACGCGATCCGGCGGGCGTCGAACTCCTGCAGCTCAAGCAGCATCAGGTCCTTCGGGCTGAACGAGAGTTGCTCGAACTCAATCTCCGGGGGCAGGATGGCGGGAGCGCCCCTGCGGATCGCGGTCCTTTCGATCCACTGGTTCTGCAACAAGGTCGCCTGCGTCTCCGTCAGTTTCCGCGACGACTTGAGCACCGCGGTCGGAACCCCGGCGTTCATGATCGTCTGCCCCAGGTCGCCGGCCGCCACGGCCGAGTACATCGGGGACGCGTACGCCTGCAGCGCTGAGGTGCCCTTGAGCCCGCCGGCGGGGTCGCGGCTGATCTGGATCACGTCGTCCGCGTTCAGGGGCTGCTCCCCGACCCGGTAAGTTCGGCGGCCCCCGTCCTGGCGGACGTCGACGCGTGCCGGGTCGAGCACCGTCCACGCGGAGGGGAACCCGGTCGCGTAGCGGTCGGTGATCAGGATGAACGCGTCGCCCCACCCGTACATCGACCTGACGGCAGCGAAGATCGCGTCCCCGATCCCGTTCGGGAACCACGCCGGGTCCGGGTTCGCGAGCCAGGCGGGCTCGTCCGCCGACGGCGGCCCGAAGAACCGCAAGGGCATCGAGCTGATCTGCTGCGAGTTCAACTGCAGGCAGCGGCTGGCCGCCCACACCCGCTCGATCAGGTTCGGGCTGAACCCAACCCCACGGATGGACGCCCAGAAGTCCTCGACGAGATCGGAGAGGCTCGGCGGGTCCGCCGGGACCTCGCGCTTGAAGAAGTCCAGCAGGCCCATCAGTAAATCTCGACTTCCCCGAGCTCCTGGTCCATCGCCGCCGACAACGCGAGCGTCGCCGCGACCAGCGGCGTGATGTCAACCGGCGAGCCCTTCCGCGACCACGCCCAACCGGCGTCGCTCAACGGCCGGGTCCGCGCCCCCCGGACAGCGGACCGGAGCTCGTCGGAGCCGAGGTGGCGGAACGTCCGTTGCTCGACCGCGTCGACGAACCTGCCGCACGCCTTCCCGTGCTCCGCCGCGTTCACCGTGACCAGCATGTCCTCCTCGAGCGCGGCGAGCATCGCGAACGAGTCACAGCCCTTCCACGCCGGGTCCCAGCGGTCGATCAACTGGCGGAACCGCTCCGCGACCCAGCCGGTGCCGCGGCGGTGCTCGACGATCTCGACGTGGAACAGCCCGTCCTGGTTCCTGCCGGCGGCGGCGATCGCGGCCATCGAACGGTCCGGCGCGATGTCGTACGCCAGACAGACCGGGTCGTGGATCTTGGAGTCGGCCTCGAGCAGGTCAGCCCACGCCTCCGGGCTGATGATCATCGCCGCCAGCCCGTCCGTCCGCGGCCAGTCCCCGACGCCGAGCCGTTCTACCGCGTAGGTGCGGGCGGCCATCGACCGGCGCTCGTTCTCGACGTGCTCCGGCTTGATCCTGATTCCGAGCGCCGGGTTCGCCTGCGCGACCGCCGCAGGGTCACCGGCCAGTACGCCCAAGTCGTCGGGGGTGCGGTCCGTGTCCGCCGACCACTCGAACCAGGCCAGTGACGGGTCGTCGCCGGCGAGACCGCGCTCCCTGACCGACGCGAAGACCACCCCGTGCTCGTGGACGAGCTGGTCGACGGCGCTGCCCGCGTACCACACCTGCGGGTTCGGCATCGCGGAAACGGTCGGCATCATCGCCCCCCGAGCCGCCTCGGTCAGGATCATCGCCTCGTTCCAGAGCAGACAGTCGCAACTGAACCCACGGGCCGAGCCCTTCATCCGGGTGAAGAACCGGATCCGCTTCCCGTTCATCAGCTCGATCCCCTCCTCACCGTGCGACCGGCGGATCCGCCGCACCTTCCGCGAATACTCCTCGCTGCCTTCCACCAACCCAACCAGCCGCGAGAAATGCTCACGCGACGTCGCGAACAAGTGAGCCGAGTGGATCAGCAGGTTCTCCTCGAGCTCGTCCAAGAACAGCCCGGCCAACTCCCGCGCCTCGAGGATGCCGTCTTTGCCGTTCTGCCTGGGTGCGCAGATCCCGACCTCGAACGCCGCCCACAGACGCTCCTCCTCCCGAAGCGCCATAGCCTGCTCGAGCGTCCACGCCTGCCACGGATCCAAGATCAGCCCGAACTCCGCCGCGAGCTCCACCGCCTGCCGGCCAAGCTCGAAGTCGCCGCCGTCCGGGACCGACAACACCCGCGGCATCGTGAAATCCAACGTCGCTACCACGGCCGCGTCCACCTCCGCACCTTCCGAAGCGACGTCTGCCGGTTACACGCCCGATGCTCCGGCCCCGCATACCGCGAACGATCCCCATCGATATGCCCAAGATCCCACGGCTCCCCCGCCAAGATCGGCCTCCCACAGCGAGCACACGAAACCCGGCCCGAAGCGACCGCCGGCACCAACTGAGCCCGGATATGCCGATGCCGCTGCGGATACGCGAAACCCGCCGCCACGCTCAAGAAACCGCCGTACTACGCGAAAACCATGGGGATACGGCTTCAAACGGAGAGAAAAAGACCTGCGCGGGGTTTCTTC